CCCTCATCTTTTGTAATTTTTTAACTTCTTTGTCGCCTTGCATTATATAATATAATATGTATTTTTTTACATGCGCATTCATAAAAAATATGTGAGGGTATACTATAAAACTATGCGACGCTCAAGAATCATCGCTCTCATTCTCATTCTCGTTGCTCTCACAGTTCTCTATAGAACGAGACAGTCAACGTCGGCACCAAACGGGAAACCGTGGACTGTGTACGGGACCATGGGATGTGGTTGGACTCGTAAGCAGTTGGATCACATGAAGAAGAATGGTAAATCATTCAAGTTTGTGGATTGCGATAAGGAGGGGTGTTCTGGTATGGACGCCTTCCCAACCCTCGTCAGCCCAAATGGTGAAAAGACTGTGGGTTACAGTGAAGTCTAAAGACCCCGAATAACATTCAAAGAGAGGGCAAGGATGAAGGCATCAAGCATGGTAGAAATTGGCTTGAGTACGGTAATGTGCTTCACGAGGGAGCGGTTCCAAGCGAATCGAATCACAAACGTGCTGATGAGAATGCTGAGTATAAAGACGAGAAACTCGACGAGCATATCAGACTTGGTTTGGGACTTGGCGACTTCTTTAATCATTTTACTTAGTATTGATATTTTTTTCTACATAGACTACAAATGAAAGAACTCCCTTTGAGTGGTTCTGAAAAGAAGTTCACCAACAAGCGCTGGGGTACTGCGACTGGTATTGGAAACAATAACTGTTATGCGTATGCTGTTGGGGACTATGAAGCCTACCGTTGGCAAAAGTCCATTCCGGGTGATCGTTCGGGACTTTCAAATCTCCCACACAACTACACACATTGTAAAGATCTCCCAAGACGTGTCATTTCAGATAACCCCACTAAAGTGTACAAAGTGGATGCAGGTACAAAGTGTAAAAAGGGATACTACAAGGTCATGATGTTTGTGTGTCCTGGACGACCCACAAACTATATCCGCCAAGGTGATTTCCATTTCTATCGTCAACATGGTGTCGTAGAATACAAGGTCAAACCCGGGGATACCCAAGTATCAGTCGCCAAGTTCTTTAAGATTCCAGAATCACGAGTGAAGCGGGCTGGTGCGTTTCAAGTTGGAAAACGTATCGTCTTCAGAGCTAATATATTCAGTCACAAGCGGGGTTGGGCTACTGGTCCACTTCTCACTGATGCAAAGGGGAAGGTCATCACAGACCCTCGCAAGGCTTCTCGAAATTATCCCGGTCTAAACTATGAACGCTACTGCAGTTCATTCTGTGTCAAAGATAAGGGGATCAAGGTCGGACAAACTCATCCCAAGATCGCTAAAAAGACTCTCTAAGTCTACTGTATTCTCAACATCGAAGGACATGTCAAATATATCCATAATGTTAAAAATGGCGTCATTTTCCAAGGACACAGCATTTGAAGATGCTGTGTAATTGTTCTGAACTGTGATCGTCACCTTAAACTGCGAAACGTCAAATATTTTTCTACATAGGGGGCAGGTATTCTTACCTTTACTCTTCCATTCCTCTAGACAGTGCGAATGGAACGTATGTCCACAACGGATCGGAGGATTGGTCCTCGTTGATCTCACGTTATTGAGACATATGGCACATGGCGACATTCTAGAGTATAGTTTTAAAGTTTTTTTCGTGATTTAGCTCAGTTAGTAGATATTAGACATATCCGTGTATCGATCGCATGGATCACACTTGGATCTAGATTGTTCCGCAAGTTTGCTGATGAGTTCTGGACCGGACTTTTGGAGGAGTTGTCTGTACGAGTAGTTGTCTTCAAATGTGATGCCATTTTGTTTCATCATATAATCGTTGAAAAGTTGAGATGAGGAGTTAATGGTGAAGCATCGACCATCAGCCATTCCAAGTCGTTGAGACATTTTGTTACTATAAAATCAGAAATTAATTTGCCGGTTGGTAATTGTTTGAAGCCAAGAATGAAATCCCTTTGCTCTGAGATTTTCAATCATTGGTTCACACCTGTATCCCAAAAATATATCAAATACATCCGTTTCCGTTGTTCGAGATACACGGATTTGGTCATCGTCGTTGATATGTTGATTGATGATGTTATACGCAAAGGCAATTTCTTTGAGAGTCTCCGCACCCGTGATAATAATTTTACCCGTACTGAAAATACTCGTTGTAATTTCCTTCATGTCCTGAGCAGGTTTGAATTTAATCTTTACCGCTGAATATCGATCTGGTTCAAACGATACTTTGAAAATATCACTGTGATTTTCAAAATGATTTGCAACTCTCAATAAGTTGACATTGTAATTAAGACTGAAGTTTGAATTAATCATGACCACTCGGAAGGAATCGACTGGAACCTTCATCTCCATACCCAAAAATGTTTTGAAAATGTAGGTCAACTGGGTGATGATACGCTTACAGTCAAACAAGTCACAACACCCAGCCACTTGGATTGAACCATTTGGGAACACCTTCACAGACTTGGTACTGTAACTGTCGTGATACGTGAGGGTCACCTGGTTATAGAACGTGGTAGGCTTCAATTTCCACTCAAATCCCCCATCACTTTGTGTTCCACATCGCCTCAATTTAAAGGATTCCAATGTCTCAAATGCATGGCGAAGTTTCTTAATATCAATGTTTTGAACAAAGCTCGAGACCATTGTGATTGTCGTAATCTTTATCCAAGAAGGTCGTGTTTCCTCTGGAAGCTCCTTCCTAAACTCATCTAGAGTGAGGAGATAGGAGAAGCTGTTGTTGGCGATGGCCGAATACATATGTGTAGCGGATCCTCAATTTTATTTGATTTTTAAACTGGAAGGGGTGACTTAGGTTATGGGATTATATACTTGATTTTTTTGGGATTTGGTGTATTTCCACCCCCACCGTTCTTGGTTTCCTTGAGAACCTCTACACCATTTTCTTTGATAATCCAACCTGGTGCGTATTTGGGTCTGAAATAGTCAATTTCAAACTCACCAACCTTTGTTGGGGTTGTGATGGTGAAAACTTTTGAGCCAACTTGAATTTGCCCTTCCTTCCACGCAGACCATGTCAAATCCTTCATAGTTGGGTTGGCTGGTTCTGGGTCATTGAGCCCATAATTACCACTTTGACACTGATATCCACCTGGTTTACTATTACATTTAGCGTGCTTTGGTTCCTCGTGAAGCACTATTTGTTCAGGGGTAACGCGTACACCATCCATGCGAATATCGGTTATGTGTGCATTAAAATCCTTTTTATGAGCACTTTCAACATTCTTAATAAATTCATACACATACTCACTTGGGGGAGCTGGTGGTGCCTCTGGGGCTGGAGCCTCTGGGGCTGGAGCCTCTGATTTCTTAGAACCCATCATAAAATATGCAGCAATCAATATCACAACTACGACCACAACACCAATTGCTATAGCCGTCGTATTCATTTTACCTTATACTGAGGTTTTTTGCTTAGAGAATTGAGTCCCTTCTAGACCAAACTAGATGACCTCGTTCCTCAAGTCGGCAAAGTCCGTCTATGATATTGATTCGGAACTCCAATACGTTGAAATTATGTATGAAAAGTATGTCCCAGGAAAGGGCTACGACACATACTGCGACTACATCAACACAGAACCTCTCGCGGATTGGATTCATTTGAAATCAAAGAAACAATCTATTCCATATGAGAAGTTTTTGGATACGATGGTCGAAAAGACATTGGAGGTAAGACAGAAAATGGCCGAATTAGCCCTTGAAAACATTCTAGCTGAAAACCTGGACATTCGCACAACTATACGAGTCGCACACGCGAGCAAAATATTAGATCCCACATTCCAGCCACCTCGAATTAATATTGAAAGTGCTTGGCAAAGGGAGTTTATTAAAAATTTTTGTCAAGAAACGTTGGAGGATATCATCCAAACCTGTCAAGACCAAGAACGCTTGGAGTACTTTTTTAACGTCTTGCGTAGTATAGAGACATAGTAATAAAAGTGAGAATCAATATGGCACCAAGTATCGAAAACATGGGATCCTTCACAACCCCAATCTTAACCTTATCAACAAACGTGAGATTGTATCTCGTAAATCCTGGATCGATATTTCTCTTTGGATAAAGAGGCCTTGATAAAGAACACACGGATGATGCTTCCTCGCATAGACCGTAATCACAATAGACGCTACGCTCTGGCTCGGGGATACCCTTCTCAGATCGAATACCTGTAAAATCCGCAAAATCGCCCGTCTGTCTCACGCCCCCTGGAAGGGAAAAATCGCGTGTGACAAATGGATTTACATCATTTATACTATCTTCGTCGGAGAGCATAAAATTACTCATATTGATATTACTTTAGATTATATTTTTTGGTCTTCATTTTAGTTCGGTGTTCGGTCCACATTTTGTCCAGATCAACATCGAGCATGTGTGCCAATTGGAATAGATAACTAAACACGTCACCCATTTCCATCATGACATCCGTGCCTCGTTCCTTCTTGAGGTTTGTTTTCTTGTACGTTTTCTTGTACTGCCGAATGGCGGATGCGAGTTCACCAAATTCTTCTGTCAACAGGAGCCATACTGTATCTACAGCTGCACGGTCCCAGCCCTTTGATTTACATACTTTTTCAGTCTCACTTTTATAATAATTTAGACTCATCTTATGTTATCATAAACTCAAAACTTTAATTGATACCAATCTTATTGTTGATGCCAATCTTTTTACCATAGGTACTTGTATTCACCGGCTGGTCCAGGAGAGTTCGTGTAGAATCGATATCCTGTACATATGAAATATATTGGGAAACACCCGTTTGAATTTGAGACGTCGCAGTCTCGATCACACGCGAGTTCATGAACTTTACTTGTTCATTTATGTTGGAATTGTGATCCCCAGAATTGTTGATGAAAACCACACGCATGATACCATACAAATCATCGGAGTTTTGGTAATCAATGGCGATACCAGTTTTATTCTTGAACGCCTGACGAATCCCACGCTGAAGAAGATTTTGGTTGAACTCAGAAAAGAACAGGGTATTCAAAGGTGTCTCACACTGTTTGAGGGAATCGAGGTGAAGATTGTCACACATTTAATATACCGTCCGAAAAAAAACTGTGTGTAAATACTAAATGTTAAACATTGCCGACTTCGACGAGGTCTACGACAGCAAGCCCCAAAATGTTGAGGAAATCCCATGCAAAGCTCCAGCCTGCTTCGTTGGGTCGTACGCCCCAATTACACCTGCTGGTAAAAGTGGTCCATTCCATGTGAACACATATCTTCTCCAGCCCGATCGCAAGTTTGAAACCTTTGGCACCGTGAAGGTTCGCAGTGGTGATCTTGAGAAGTGTCGCAAGTAAGTTAAAAATAAAACACATGATAGAACTAAATGAGGGTCACTAAACGCTCAGGTCGTATTGAGGATATGAAGTTTGATAATGTCACCAATAGGATCAAGAATTTAACGTACGGTCTCTCCGAGAACTGCGACTCTTCCAAAGTTGCACAGCAAGTGTTCTCGTCTATGTACGATGGTATCAGCACACACGAAATTGATACACTCTCCGCCGAAATCTGTGTGGGTATGATTACCTCAGACCCAGATTATGAAATCCTTGCAACCCGTATCGTCGCGAGTAACATCCAGAAGGTGTGTCCCAACACCTTCCACCTCGCGATGAAGAAATTGGCGAAAGCTGGCATTGTTACAGACGAGGTCGCTGATATTGCTGGTCAGGTCAAGGATGAGATTAAGGTCGAACGTGACTTTGACTTTGGTTATTTTGGACTCAAGACTCTCGAAAAATCATATCTTCAACGCCATGAGGGTAAATTGATGGAAACACCCCAATATATGTTTATGCGGGTTGCCATTGGTATCCACGGGGCAGATATTAAATCCGTGTTGGAGACCTACGATAAGATGTCCCAAGGTCTCTTCATTCACGCAACACCAACCCTATTTAATGCAGGTACTCCGAGACCACAAATGTCCAGTTGCTTTCTCATTGCAAATAAGGGTGACTCAATTGATGGCATCTACGGTAGTCTGACGGAGTGTGCACAAATCTCAAAATGGGCTGGGGGTATCGGTATGCACATCCACGATGTGAGAGCCAATAAGTCTCGTATTCGGGGTACAAATGGACAATCTGATGGTATTATCCCAATGCTTCGCGTATTTAATGCCACGGCCCGCTATGTAAATCAAGCTGGTCGTCGTAAAGGCTCTATCGCAGTCTACTTGGAACCATGGCACGCGGACATTATGGACTTTTTGGAGATACGTCTCAACCAAGGTGACGATGAAGCGCGATGTCGCGATCTCTTCTCCGCATTGTGGATCCCCGATCTCTTCATGAAACGCGTCGAGGAGGGTGGCAATTGGTCACTCTTTTGCCCAGACACAGCAAAGGGTCTCTCCAATGTGTACGGTGAGGAGTTTGAAGCCCTCTACACAAAGTATGAGGAAGAGGGTCTCGCAACCGCAACTGTACCAGCGGGTGAGGTGTGGAAGGCAATTCTCAAGAGTCAAACGGAGACTGGGACACCGTATATGCTCTACAAGGATGCGTGCAACGCAAAGTCCAATCAAAAGAACTTGGGTGTGATTAAGAGTTCCAATTTGTGTACCGAAATTATTGAGTACACAGACAAGGATGAGACCTCTGTGTGTAATTTGGCGTCTATCGCGCTCCCCAAATATGTGAATCAGGAGACCAAGACATTTGATTACGCGAAACTCCATGAGATTACCAAGGTTGTGACGAAGAACCTCAACCGAGTGATTGACCGTAACTTTTACCCCGTGGAGACTGCTCGAAAGTCTAATATGCGACACAGACCCATTGGTCTCGGTGTCCAAGGACTCGCGGATGTATTCATTCTCTGTGGTCTCCCATTCGACTGTGAAGAGTCTCGATTGATGAATGCAC